CCGTCGCACCCTGCGCCCCCACAGCCCCCTGAGGGCCGGTCGCGCCCACACCACCAGTCGCACCAGTCGCACCAGTGTTCCCCGTAGGGCCAGCAGCACCAGTCGCACCCTGCGGGCCAGTCGCACCCGGAAGACCTTCAGGACCCTGAAGTCCCAAAGTCGTAATGTAAACCTCAGTCGGTTCGGACTCGTTTACCTCAACAACGTTACGAATTTCTTCCACGTTGACATCGTTGGGGGCGGTAACAAGAACTTCTACGAGGTTTGGTTGTTCCTCATGGCTCATCGCGCGTCACCTCGGGTTCGAGCACGAACCGTCCCTTGATGACCCTGTAAACTTTGCCAGCATTGTTATAGATCTCAAGGTCGTAAACGCCGTCACGGTCGATGGTGGCCGTCACCTCGGCTTCGATCTCCATGTCAATAGTGCCGGCGGCGCCCCCGAGGGCGAGACGCCCATTTTCTGTCGTAAGTTCTACAAGCACGGTTGCGGAGTCGGTTTCTGGGCGCACCTGCATCCGAGCGCTGTATCCAGTAAGATTTACTGGAGTGGCTGAGGCCCCTGAGATGGATGGGTTGTATACCGTTAGTGTGCGTTCGAATGTCGCACCTTGGTCGCACGTAATTCTGTAAATTCCTGCAATCATTGGCGCGCCTCACCTCCTAGTCCACTACCTATTCTAGGAGACAAGCCCATTGCCGAAGGGCAGTTCCAATGCCAATTAGAAGTCGCGAGGCCCCAAAAAAGACGCTGTATTCTTATCGCTTCCAACTTTGCTCGAGACCCACGCCAATAGGGCGGCCACGACGGCAATCCCCGGAACCGTAATCTCGACCGGCACCTCATAGCGGATCGCAAGCCACGTGAGAACGCCAACGACTAGGCCCTTTACGGCCTGATCAAGGGTTTGCTCTTTCGGGGTGGTGGCAACTGGTTCCACGGCTGACTCCTAATCAACGTCCTCGCCATTTATTGTGGCTTGCAATAAGTCCTGTGCAGATAGTAACATGCCAAGTCCAAGCCACGGGGTTATCGAGTCTGAATGCGCCACCGTCAACTCTGACCCATCTTCAGTTAGAACTTCACATACCAGCACAAAGTTGGCAATGACCCGATCAGGCATAGCGCCTCGAATGAGGTCGGCAAATGCTTCCCGATCGTCATCACTCACCTTGGTTTCCCTCCAGCGCCACCAATCGTCGCTGCAAGTCCAACACAAGTGACTCCATCTCGTCGTTGCGACGCTCGCACTCTTCCTGCTCGAGCCGAAGCGCGTCAATAACCTCATTTAGCCGATTCACTTCGGTTCGAAGGTCATCAACCATGTCTTTGTACCCGTCAAGCAATGTCGCGGTCGCCTCATCTACTCGTTTCGCACGATTTAATTCGTGGTCGTCGACGTGGTGGATCACTTGGTTTCGTTGAGCGTGTCGGGATGCGAGCCACGACAAGACTCCCGTGATGACGGTGGCTCCTGCCACGAACAACCCTTGCCAAACGCCGCTCACGGTTGCCGACACCTCAGCGAAACGAAGGCCGAACCGTCGAGAGCAGCGAGAAGAACAGCGAGAAGGACGGCGACAAGCCCTTTGCCATCGACAAGGAGCCCTGCGGCCACACCGCCCCATAGGGTGCCGGCTGCGAGAAAGCCGAACGGGAGGGTGGCGGGTCGCCAGCGAATGCCAACAAGAGTTAAACCGATGCCGACAATAGCCATAAAAATAAACGGCTTCATGTTCATTTCTGAAACTACGGCCGCAGCGACGGCAAAAGCGGTGAGACGGATGACAAGAAAAACGCCGTCAAGCCGCAACCCGTAGTTCGTCACGCCAAAAAACGTCACACGCATATAATAACTAATTACTTATACCTGTCAGTGGTAAAAGATTTAAAGTTTAATGATGTACCGCATCGCGACAAAGGCGGGAAGATTGGTGAAAGATGTTCCGCTGCCAGTGGAAGCGGTGTTGCCAGTCAAAGAATGGGTGTGTTCACTGGTCGGACCGTTAAGGGCGTTCCCCAGCAAATCGTGGGAATGGCCACCGTCCGCTTCAAAATCGTTCGCTGTAAGTTGCTGGGCAACGTTCACGATTCCGGAAGCCGACAAGAAGCCGCCAGTGTTCGTACCCGCCAAAGAACCCAACACAACATTGGTTCGTGAAAGCAATTGCGGTCCATAAAGAAGATTGTGACCGTGATTTGGTTCTGAATCGGTAGTACCGGAAAGGACGTGCCCATGCGATCCGGACTGAGTTGTGTTTCCGGTACTCAAACTATGAGTGTGAGCGGGCAAATTGGCTTCCGTCAAAGTGTTTGAATCCTGCCCACCCGTCGATCCCGGCGTGCCGCCACGAAGGAAGTAGTTCACGAGGTTCGGCACCCGGAACGTTCCCGCACCCGCACTCCCGTACGTGGTGCCGATCACGGCGAACAGGGCGGCGTACTCGCTCGCAGTCGTGCTGTACGCCGTACCGTCACACAGCGCCCAGCCGGTCGGCGTGGAGGAACCAGCGAACGGCATCACCATGCCCGTCGCCAACTGCTGCTCGGTGGCGATCTTGGCCTTGGTCACCGCGAGACTCGCGATCTTCTCGGACGTCACTGCGCTAGTGCCCAACTTGTCGGCCGTCACCGCCCCACTAGCAATAGTGGCAGTCGTCACAGCATTGTTGCCGATGTCGTGCGTATGGTCCGAACGGGCGAAGGTCGTCGCCGACCCCGTCGCCGCAGCAGTCGAGATGCTCGGCGGAGCCGCTCCCCAGTCCGGCAACGCGTGCGTATGATCGGATCGGGCGAACGTCGTCGCCACGCCGGCGGCATTGCTGCCGCCTACCGTCAGGTTCGTCGGGGTGCCCGACTGAGTGACGGTAACCCACTCCGTGGACCCACTCTCTCGGAAGTACAACACGTTCGTGGCGGTGTCCAAGAAGAACGACCGGGCGTACTGGTTTTCTGGTTCGGTCTCGGGGAGCGAGGTGCCGGTGAAGAACTGGGCGACCCGCTGCTCCAACGATTCGTGTGACGTCGTCATCTGGGCGCGAGTGAACTCGTCGCTGGGGGACGACCACGTGTAAACCCCAAGACGGGTCGTTTGTGATGCAGTCATCGGGCAACCTCCACAGTCATTTTACTTTACGAACCGGTCGTCACGGAGCGGGGACCATGTCCACGACAACCTCGTACCCGGCGGGCACCGAAGGGGCGAGCAACTCTTCAACGGTGTCCTGCGCCCCACCGACAACGTCCACCTCGTTCACCGTTACCCGGATTTTCCACGGGTCGCCGTCAGCGTGCCGCTCGAGGGTGAACCCGGCGCCGGCTTCCAACGCCCGCTCCACGATCGCCGACAAACTTTCCGTCGTGCCGGCCCGCATCCCGTACGCCGCCGTCACGACCTGCCACCGAATGAAGTCAAGAAACGAGGTCGGGTTAGCGGCGGCGTTGTCGACGTCGAACTCCTCGATCTCGTCCCACGACATCGTCGAGCCGACGTCCGGGCCATCCACCGCCGTCTCCCACTCTTCCCACGACGGAGAACCGTCGTCGTCGCCGTTCGGGGGGGCGTCCGCCGCGATCATGAGCGCTTCCCACGACGTCAACCCGGTTCGGGGATCGATGAGGTCCACGCCGACGAGTTGCGCCAACCAGTACAACGCGACGAGGTCAGCAACTTCGGGTTGCGCCAACGTGGAGGCTTTCTCCAACCCCCGGGTGACTTCCGGGGGAATGTACCGGTAGTCGGTCCACTTGCTGTTGACGTCGTGCACCCCCGACAGGAGAACGTCAATGAATCTAAACAGCGAGTAGTCGGGGTCCGTAGACTCGCCATCAGCGTCACGGATGTACTCAGGGAGACGCATGAACGCCTCAATGGCGCTCACATTGTCGACGACTGTGGCTGGCACGCAGATCGCCGGTTGGCCGACGTAGAGGTTGTTCGCCGGGTCGACACTGTCCCACGTCGCTGTGACGGTGATCGTCGCCGTGGCGGGATCGAACGGCAGGTCGTTGGCAGCGGTGACGTCACTCGTCACGCTGAGGAGCACCCACTCGTCGGCCCGGACCAGTGGCCCATTCCCGACCGGGTCGAGGGTGACGAGGTCGTTGCCGTCCCCCGTCTCCGTCTCGTGGGTTGGATCGCTCGTGATCTGGAGGGTGATGTTCACGTTCGCCGTCTCGGTCACCCGGACGAGGCAGTGAAACCGCAACGGATTGCGACGCAAACTCGACGGCAGTGGCACGTCGTACAGCAAGGCAGACGCCGTCGTCTCAGCCTGCGCCCGCACCCCTAGAGCGCTGACCCCTAGCAGGTCATTGGCAACTCCGGTGGACCGCCACAGTTCGTTGCCGGCGACCGTTTCCCACGCACCGACAGAACGAGTGAACGTGCGCGACTCAACGTCGAGCAAATTCACGATCGGTCCATAGGTCGTCGCCTCCATGACTAGGGCACCACAGTGATGTTCACGACCGCTGCGGGCAGGATGCCAAAGTACTTGAACTCTAACGCACTGCCCCCGCCGGTCACCTCGGTGATCGAACCGCCAGTCAGGTCGGTCAAGGTGACGTCAACGACGCGCACGACCCCGGGGACCCGATCCAACAAGGCGATGATCTCGTTGCGGTAGATGGCCCCATCCCACGGCCAGAAATCGGGATCGACGTAGCCTTCCAGTGCGGCGGTGATGCCGTCCTGCACCTCCGACTGTGGCACCGCCGGCTGTTTCGTCACCTCGACGTCAATGCCGACGTCCACGACATGGGCGTGGTCGGTGCCGATAATCAGTCCGGCGACCGCCCGGTCCGTGAGGTCGGTTTGCAACGAGTCGAGGACGTTGACCGATAACGACGCTCCCCCAATGGCGCTGGCGTACGTCGTGACGTACCCGTTTTGCCACTGGTACGCACCTTCTCCGACGTCGTAGTCGTCGTCTTGGAACCGGAACGACAGGGCGGCACCGGCGGAAGACGCCGAGGCCGAGTCACCGGACTGCAACCAGTAGATTTCACTGGCGTCGCCGTTCACGTCGACGACGGTGAACGTGCCGTTGAACGCCTCGTCAGCGCTCACGATGCGGACCACGTCGTCCGCCTCAACGGTGGAACTGGCGCTGCCGCTCGTCGGGTTCGTGTCCAGCACGGCGGTGACGGACCCACCCGAACGAGTGAGTGAGACGAGCGGTCGGAACGCCTTCACCCGCGAGTACGTCTTCGCCCGGTACACGTTGGCGTAGTTCGTGAGGGCGTACCGGTCCATCTGGGCGGGCAACGTCAACGCTTCGGACAGTTGCCCGAACGCTGCTCGCGATCGGGCGATGAACTCGGCGTCCGTTTCGGGGTCGGCACCGGGATTCAGGTCAACGGCGAGTTCAATGGCGTCCACCGATGAGACCGCCGACAGCATTTGTAGCGGTTCCCCCGCCGTCAGCGACGGGTACCGCTGGTTGGTAATGGCCGTGATCCCGACGAATCCCGTGGAGGCACCGACGCCGACGTTCAACGTTTCGGTCGTCTCAAACAGATAGAGGGACGTCTCACCGTTCACCGTCTCCGAGTAGCCGACACGCGCCCCCTTGGGGATGCTGTGCCCATTCGTGTCGATGAAGGTCACTTCAGCGGTCGCGCTCGCCGCTGCGCCCACGATCCGCTCGACCCCGTAGAGTTTCAGAAGGGCTTCCACGACGCCGCTCGGCATCCGGTTGATGGCGCCGAGCAGTTGGCCGGTCATGGACGCCGACGCTTGAAGGAGGGCGTCTTCAACGCTGCCCGGGATGGGCGTCCACTCGGGGAGGGCGGTGGTGGCGTACTGGACGGCGGCGTCGTAGATCTCCTGCGGCTGGAGGTCGTAAACGGTGAAGTCCACGTAGTCGCTAAGGTCAGGCGTAGCCATAGTTAGGGTCCTCTCTCAGAATGTCGAAGCGGACACTGATTTCGCTCCGTCCGCTGTCGCTAATGCGTTCTTGAATCTCGGTGATCTTCACTTCAGGGAAGTAGACGGCGCAGGTGTAGTACATGCCGCCGGCGTCGAACTCGCTGAACTCGGGGTCTTCGGTGCCGAACAGGGGGAGGAGGGGGAGTTCGCCGTTGCGGGTGGAGGCAGCGGACGCGACTTTCTGGGCGACGTACGCGTCGCTCTGACTGTCAACAGTTACCGCACGCCCGCGGTTGAATCTGAATGGAAAGGCTAGGGCCTGCACACCACTATTCTTTCATGCTTGTGGGGGCTCGTACTGTAAGACGGCCCGTTCATTCCGACTGGAAAGCCAGCGCCGCCGCCCATCCCTCCGCCTCCCGCACCAGCGCCTCTGGAGTGACCCCCACGGCGTTCGCAGCATGCTCGATGGGGACGAGCCCGAGCACGACCTGCAAAGCGGCGTACGCCCCCACAGGGGGCAGGGGACGCCCGTACCGGTGCACAGCCACCGCCCGGTCGTACCGAGCACGAATCTCCTCAATGTCAAGCGTCATACGTCATCCGCCAAATCACCGCTCAACAACCATACGTCCACGAAAACGCTGGCGATCTCCACATTTTCATAGACCTTCGTCGCCACGACAAGGCTCCCAGCCTCTCGCGGCGTCGCCAACTTCCCCACCGGAGGCACAAACAGCGTGTCGCCCGCCTCGTTCACCCCGAACGTCAACGACCCCGCCACGAAGAAGTCGTTCGTAAACTCGACGCGGCTCCCCAGCAACCCCACCCCGTTCGCCACGGTGATCTCCACCAACGGACTCGTCGGCGCCTCCGACACGTCGGCCGCCACCATCAGCAGCGCCCCCACGTCGTTCGCCGTCACCTCGTACGCCTGCAACTCCGGGTCCTCGCCGTACGTTGCCGTGCGGGCCAACACCGGCAACCCCAACGACCCCGACCCGAACGGCAGCCACTCTCCATCCACCCACTGGTAACTCAACCCGGTGTCCGTCTCAAAAAGAATCGTCCCCGGATACACGTCCACCGGACGGGCCGTCGACAGGCCCCTCACCGGCGGCAAAAAGTCAAACGACGTGGGAGTGCTCACCACCCCAAGCACCACGAGTTTCGCCGACCCCCCCTCCAAAAACCCGCACGCCACCCGATCCCCCACCACGGGGAACGCCGCCCCCACCACCGACAACGGCCCCTGCTGGAAGCCACGCACCAGCCGGGGGATCTCCACCCACACCTGTCGAACGTCACGATCAACGCGCGTCACGTTCCCGAGGTACACCCCCTCCTGCCGGACAGACGTGGACGCCGTCTTCGGAATCGCCTGATACGTCACTGCCGGGCCTGCGCTCTCGGCTCTGGCTTCACCGGGGTGCGGGCCGAGACTGACACCGGCTCCATCGGCGACATCTCGTACGACACCGTCGTGATGAGGTACGACCCGCCGAACCCATTGATCCCGTTGAACACCACCGTCATTCCCGGCCGTAGGTTCACGGCGTTCGTGCGGCCCACGACAAAACGGACGTCCGCCGCTCGAGGGTCGTCATCGGACGTCCGACAATTCGGAATTTGGTACAGCGGAAACGGATCTAACGGGTTCAGCGTTGGCCAGTTGAACGCCACGTTCGCCCACTTCCCCAACAGCCACTCCTCGCTGGCGAAGTACAGGGTGTTGTCCGACTCGAACACGACGAACTGGGCTTCGTTGGCGTTGCGCTTCAGGACGTCCCACACCGAGTCAGACCGGCCATCCGACGACGCCTGAATCTGCACGGCTTTGGCGTCGGTGCCCTGCCCCTCGAACGCCAGCCCGTACGCCGCGGCGACTGCCCGGGCGTAGTCCGTCGCCGTCCCCCCGCCGTACGCCTCCGGGTTCTTGTCACGCTTCATGCGCTGGATCGCCTTCCGGCGAGCCTCGATGCGCACCACCGGAGACTGCGTCGGCCCCTGCCCGATATCCACCACGGAAATCTCAAACAGGTCTCCGTTGAACCGGACGTCACGACGAATCTGGAAGTAGTTGCCGTTGACGAGGCGGAACTCCGGGTCCCACACCTCAAACGACACCTCCGACGCAGCGTCCAGCGTCCACGACATGTCAATGCTCGTAATAGCGTCACGAATCGACCGCATGGTGGCGCTGTCAATGTCACCTATTTCAAGGTCGTAGAACATCGCAAATCACTCTACTGGAATGAACGCAAAGGAGTCTGTGAGTGGCGGTCGACCCCCGGACGGCCCGGCACCGCCACCTTCCCCAGCAGCAGCAGCAGCGGATACTCGTTTCGGGTCCTCCTCGTAGGTGATGCGCGGCAGCACGGTGCTGAACACGAACGGGTTCCGATCCTCGGTCAACGTCAGCCGGATGTCCGCCTGCGTCGCATAGTTGTTCAAATCCCGGTGGACGATGTCGATCGTCAGGTCGGTCATCAAGAACTTTGCGAATTTCGCCCCCGCCCACGTCTGGGTCGGGAACATCGGACGCGACAGGAACGAGTCCATGTTCGTCACCAACACGAACCCCGGCCACAACGCCATCCCTCGCAACGTGTCCAACCTGTTCTCAATCGGTAGCGTGCCGTTCGACTTCGGGTCAGCGACCCGGAACTCCATGGACACCTGCATCAACTGAGGGGCCGAACGTTCAATAATCGGGAACGCACCGGGCCGACGAATCTCGTTGTACTGGGCAGCCAACTGCGAGTACGACACCTCACGAGGGGCATACGGAAACCAAAACGTTTCCCGTCCAAGCGAATGGAAGAAAAGTAACTGGGGTCGAACAAACGCCCGTTCGCCGAAACCGGTGTCGACCTGCCGACGGATGTTGAACGCTGTAATGACTTTAGGCATTAAGAACGCTCCCGTGTGTTCCGATCACGTTGATCGATTTTGGCCATGACAGCGTTCGCTATTGCATTGGGGTCCTGCCCGGGAGCGGCATTGATCTGAATCGAGTACGACGTCGATGACCCCCCACCGGTGGTCACGACCGGCATAGCAACGGGCGACATGGCGTCCCCCATGGGGGCACCGGGGACGACGTGGAGGTGCCGGCCAGACCCGGCTCCGTGGAACTCGGCGAACCCGCCGGTGCGGTTCACCATGGCGGCGTACCCAACGAGGTTCTGGCCGACGAGGTCGTAGGCGTTGCCGGTGGCGTGGTCAGAGTTCAAAGATCCAAGGTTGGTGGATCGGAGCGAGGAGGTGACGGTACGGGTGCCGGCGAGCATGGAGTCGTACGCTCCGTGCCGCATCATTGTCGACGCCAGCCTGCTCGTTGGTGTGTCGTTAGTCGGTTTTGTGACGCCTCGCCGTACGGCCTCCTCCACGGCTCCGACATTGGTGATTCTCACGAATGGGTTGTTGAGGTTGATCCCTTGGCTCAGCCAAGTGGGTGGAGTGTTAAGGGCAGTTGTTATGCCGCCCGCAAGGTTCTGTTTAATCAAATCAAACTGTTCTTGAGTTAGACCGAATGCGTCGGCAGTTAGGCTTGGGGTTGGCGCTGGTGGTGGTTCTCCGGTCACGTCACCGATAATTCCGGCACCGGCAAGAGCGTCAATGATCATCTGCGTCCTTGTTGCTGCGTCCTCCGTTCCTCGAACCCTGTCAGCAAAAGCGGGATCGGTCATGATCTGACTCAACTTCGTTGACACGTCCAACATCTGTTGCGGGTTGAACTGACCCATAACATTCAAGATGGCAGAAACTTGGTCGCCGCTAATCGTTTCAGAAAGCCCGAACTGGCCACTAAAGGCCCCAAACTGTGCTCCCACCTGAGAGGCAACGGTCCCAAGGTTCTGGCCAAGTCCAGCACTAAGCAAGTCCCAAAACTCTTGAGGCATCGTGATCCCGGCAAGGGCGCCGCCCTCTTGGAACGCCGCTCCGGGCCGCGCCTGCGTGCCGTACAAGTTAAGCATCTCTTGAGCAACCTTGAACGGGTCACCGCCAGACATCTGTGTCAGTCCCCCAACGATGTCTTGTAGGTAGGTGGCGACTTCTTCACGGTTGAGGGCGCCACCCTTCTGAGCGACCGCCTCCGTAGCAGCATTCACCGCCTTCTTGCCCGCCTCCTCATCGAGGACCGGCTGGAGGATGTCTGTCCACGACTTGAGCGTAAGGTCACTGAGCGTTGAGTTAAGTTCCTCAATGGTCTTAGGAATCGTGACGCCGATACCCTCAATCGCTTCACTGAGTTCGTACACTCGATCTTGTAAGTCGAAACCAAGAGAGTTAGCGAGTTCAATAATTTCGTTTCGAGTTTTACCTGTGGCAACCTCAAGTTGTGCAACGTTTTTTTCGAAGTTTCCAAGCAAGCCTTCTATTGCTGGAGCCATTTGACCAAGTTCTAAGGCGTTTGTTCTTATTTCTTGAGGATCCACTCCGTTCTGGTAGGCAAACGGATCAAGGTTCAGCGTATTCGTTCTTTGCGAAAGCATGGTGCGAGCCATGCCTCCGTTGCCTCCAGCACTCAATGCTCCAAGGTTCTGAATAAACGGCCGCTGTTTTTGAATTTGATTCAGAAGGGCAGCGTCGTTTTGTGTTTCTTGTTGGGCGGATCGACCTGACATGAAGCCGATGCTTCCACCGATCACAGAAAAAACACCTGCAAGAATTGCACCTAAGATGGGGGTGCCGATCATGCTTCCGATCGTAAACCCCACAGCAGCACCACCTAATCCTCCACTGAGCAATCCACCAACAGGAGTCTGTGAGCCCAAAGCGGTACCAATTCCGCTCACCCCGAGGCCAAGCATCGGATTCACCATTGCCAACGGAAAACCGGCCATCGTCAACAGGTTCGGCTCGCTGCCACTCGCCATAAGCCCGGATTGCAGCAGCATCGATCCGGCCATGGCGTACCCGCCGCCCATCGCCCCCTGCGGTCGCATGCGCGACATGAAGCCACTGCGTTGTGCCGCCTGCTCGGCTGCGGTACCGGAAGCACCCGGACCGTACCCGGCGTTAGCCATTCCCGGCAACGCCGGCTGGTACGGCACGCCCGCTCGTCGCGCTGCTCGTCGTGCCGCTCGTTCTTGCGCCCGGCTGCTCCCCGGCGCCAGCGCGGCAGCCCCCGTCCCCGCGATCGGTCCGTTCACGTACACGGTGCTCGCCGTGACCTGCATGGAGTTCGCCATCCCGCCCGCCATCGGACCGGTCCCAAACGCCTTGTTTCGAATAACGTCGCCAGCAGCGGAGAGTCTTCCGCCCTGCCGACCCAACCCTTGATTCAATCGGCTCATCCCCATCGCCAATCCACCGATACCGAGGATGCCGGCGATCGCCCCAGCGAAACTGTTCAATCCGGCAATCCCCCCCAACAAACTCAACAGGAACGAGATGGCACCAGCGATCTTGTCGATAACCCGCGCCAGCCCCTCGAAGAAGCCCATGTTTTCACTAATGAATTCCTTAAACGCGTTAAAGGCATCTTGAATGCCTTCCACCATTGTGGTGAGCGCCTCACCGAAGGACCGCCACTTCTCCGGGTCTTCCAACAAAATGTCGTTGAAGGATCGCATGGAGCCAGCGAACCCGGTGAAGATTTGGATCAGCGGAGGACCGAACGTATCAGTAAGAACGCGAGCACCGCCGCTCAATTCCTCAAGGGCGGCACGAAAATCCCGGAAGTACCCGACGACCTGCCCTACGACGTTGCCGAGTCCTTCAAGCATCCCGTCGGCACCCGGCAGGTACTTGCCGAATAAGTTCCCCACCCCGGTCGCCAGCCGGTCGATGAGGTCCACCGTCTTGTCCAGCAGGCTGTCCACCCCGAACGCCGCGATGTCCCCCGACATGCGGAAGAACAATCGGCGGATAATCGACGTCACCCGATCGAACGCCACGGTGATCTCCGGCAGGAAACTCGACCCGAAGTCGGCGAACATCGACACGGACTGCGTGAAGAACGCTTTCGCCCGACCCATCAGGGTCATGTTCACCGTTTCCAACGCCTGCCCGATCCCGGCGCTGTCTGACAGAACGCCCGACGATAGGGCTTGCACCAACTGCTCGGCGCTCGTCAACCCCATCTTCTGGGCGTTTTCCACGGCCTTTTGGAATTCGGTGCTCACTTCACCGGCGGACGCCAGCACGTCCTGAGTGACCTTCCCCTCCTTTTGGAGGAGACCAATGAAGTTGCCGGCAGCCGCCATGCTCTTGCCGATGTCCTGCCCGGACGTCACGGCGAAGTCCCCGATGCCGCGCAGCGCGCTCGTCATGGACCCGGTCAACTCGGCGTTCTTCGACACGGCGGCGAACGTCTGGTTCAGCGCCTCCATTCCGAACATCGCCAACTGGGTGTCGGAGGTGAGCATCCGCATCGCCATCATCGCCTGCGACGTCCCCTGCCCGAACTGTGGCGCTGACTGGTAACGGTGAGCGACGAGGGCAGCGTTGTACTCGCGTTGCGCCGCAGCGACAGCCGACAACCCGACCACCGCCGCGGCGGTCACTGCCGACAGGCCCGACATGGTGAATTGGTACGCCTTCATTGCCCCCCGGCCAGCGAGCAGTAGCCCGTTCACCGTGGACAGGGCGATACCGACGGCGGCGAACTCAATGGCAGCACCGATCAACCCGAACTTCAGGGTCGTGGAAAGGACCTTGCCGAACCCGGAGATGATCTTCTGGCCGATGTCGAAGTCTTTGTTGTTGCGCTTCATGCGCCGGTTCAACCGGTCGCTGCTGTCGGCGAACCGGTCGGTGTCGCGAGTCGTTTTGCGGGTGGTGGACCCCAGCCCGCCGACGCTGCCTTCGACCTCGTCGAACGCCCCCGAGAGTTTCTTCAAACGGCTCGAAAGCCGGTCGGCATCAGCCGAAAGGGCGCGCAAGCGCGTTCGGGCAGCAACAAGCCCACTGTCATCAACATCAAAGTCAATTTTGATTGTGACGCGACCGTCACCGGGCATCGACATAGTAAACCTATGTTGCCACCAACCAGCGTTTTAGCGGGAAACACCTACTACTTTCGGCGTTTCTCCGCCTCGTCAGCCTGTTTTTTGCGGTCGTCTTGGATGACCATGGCGCACGCCATGCGGATCATCCACTCCTCCTCGTCGCAGTCAAGGAGTCGGATTGGATCGGTGCCGAACAACTCGCCCAGACGGGCGGCGGTTTTGATGCGAGCGTCGTCGACGAGGTCGTCTACGACTCCGTCGTAGGGTCCACCGTCTCAACGTCGTCGCCGTACCCGGCCGCCTCCATGATCGCCAGCGCTGCCGCTTCGACGTGCGGGTCCAGCCCGAAGAAAGCGAGGATGCAGTCCGGCAGGGGACGGGTCGTGTCGGTCATCTCCAAAATCTCCGGCGAGGCGAACGACAGCGAGTTCCCGGCGTCGGACAGGACCTCTTCGCCACCCATGTAGATTCCGGTCGTGGTATGGCCGATGACGTAGCAGGCGAACTTCGTCGGGTCGAAGCCGGGCTTCGTGCCCTCCCCCGAGTTCTTGCGCCACGCCCGCAACTGGTGCTGCGTGATGTTCGGGCTCACCTCGACGGCGACCCCGGGTCGCTCGGGGACCTCGATGAGGATCTTGGCGCGCTCGACCTTGCGGGCCAATTCGGATCGGAGGCGATCGAGAACCGATTCCCGTTCAATAGCCGTTTCGACCGCTGCCACAGTAGCCTTGGTCTCGGCCTTGTTTGATGTACCAGTGAAGTCGTAGGTGTCACTCATGCTGCACAACTTAGCACCCTGAAACGGAAAAGAGGCGCACTAGGCGCCTCTATCCGTCAAGTAAATCTTGAAGGACTTACTGGGTGATGTTCGACACCGAAGAGATGGAGAACGTCAGCGAGTACGTCGCCGGAGCACCCGAGGACGAATCGCCCTCCGGCTCCGACAGGCCCACAAGAAGCGCCTGCGAGTACACCCGCTCGCTCCCGTACACCGCAAGATCGCAGTCCGTG